AAAAAGATCCTGAATTAGGAAAATTAATTAATCAGGCTATTGCTAGTGGTGCAGCTATGGAGAAAAAGCTTAAAAAGATGAGTCCTGAAGATAGAGAAGATTTAGTTCAAAAGAGACGAAAAACCTTTGGAATGGATTAAGTCTCCTATCATTTTATAATAAGGTAAAACTATGGCAAGAATCGCTTCTAAAGAGGATTTACAATCTGCTAGAGATTTAGGCGCCGAAATTCAAAAAACATTAGATAATTCTTCAGGATTTGCTGAAAAGTTAGCTAATCAATTTTCTAAAATAGATGGTAATGCTCAAAATCTAGCAAACTCAATTGATAAATTTTCTAAAAAACAAAATCAAGCTAATAAGGATAATTTAAAAGGACAAATGGCATTGA